GTCCAGACCAACTCGAGCTCCATAAAGTTCGAGTGTCTGTACAATGGTATGCACATGATCTACGGGGACAATCATGTCGTCTCCGTAGACACGCACCGAGCCTAGAAAGGATTTAACATCTTTCTTGGTTAGCGTCACGTTGAGCGATCTCTGAATTCCTAGGAAGATCAAGGTCGTAAAGACCAAGGCTTCCATCGGAAAACAGAGCGCTGAACCCATTGACGCGTACTTGGCCAAACGAATAATTCCGTGGCCAGGTACCTCAGCCCGTCTAGAACGTGTGGCATCGAGGGCCTCTTCCAAATGAGGCCATCGTTCAACCATCCGTTTAACGAGCTGATTGGAAACACGATCGGAAGCATCGCTAAGATCTAGCGTTGCGGTCCGGCCATCGGCCGAGCCTTGACAAGCAAGTTCCTGATTAGGAACTTGATCGTCAAAACCGATCAGTCCACGGAGGAGTTCATCCCTATCGTGGGCTGCGAGGAAACTTCGAAGCAGGGCTTGCTGCATGTATTGCATACATGCAGGCTCTACTGCGATTATCCTAGGTGTTTTCAACGTCTTAGGAACTGAAATGACCTTCACAGGCATTTCAGAACCAGGTTCGAGGACGTCTACCTCATTCAGTTCATCAGTAAAATGATGATTAGGAATGAGATACCTATCTAGAGGAAAAACTCTATTTAGGCGTCTGGTCCAAGTCCGCTGATTATACTTTCCATTGCTGGAAAGCTTATCAGCGGTAACACCTGGACCATGTTTGGGGAGAAGTTGTCCATAATAGACATCTCTGTCCATCTGGGTAAACAATTCCCGGAACAACAAATCAGACATAGATTTGAACTCAATGAGATCTCTCTCACTGAGTTCAGAGTCTGATTGACGTACGTCCTGCTCACACTCGACATAATTCAGCATAGCTTTCCTCACCCTTGCATCACTGCAAGGGAGAGAAATCTTGCCAAACGCCAACGTAAGTTGACGAATAGCATGAATGGAAGTTATGCATGGATCGTCGAGCAACGCGCCGCTTTTCCGGTCGAACACACGGTTGAAGAAACCTCCTAGAAATAGGGGGAGACTTCCCCTTCCTGTTGTAAAAGAAGGGTGGATACCGGCTTGTCCTTGGTCCATCCACTTTTGGGTGGCTTTTCCAAGGTCAGGCAGGACTATCGTCAAAAACGATAGCCCCTCATGTTCGATCCGCCTTCTGACGGTATTAATGTCAGAAGTGGCGCTAGTGCAGCATAAGATGGCCGAATCTTCGGCCATCTTGGACCAGAGTGACATCAGGCTTTTCAAAGACCCTCCTAATAGAGGTAATCTTTCCTTAGCCAATGTCATATCACTATTCTTCCCGGAGTACCCCACGAATGGGGTACTCCAAGACTCACCCGAGTCTTATTGAAGGGAAGAATCACCACAAGGAGAAAAATGCCATCATGGCACTTTCCAGTTGAGGAATTTACGGAGACGGGTAATAACCAAATATCTTGGCTATACTGTCTGCGTAAGCGTATAGGGCTTGGAAGATCAAGGCTGACACCAAGAGCAGGACTTTATATCCTACTTCAAGGTGAAAGACAAGACCTTCTTCACCTTCTACATCCTCAGCCCCACGCTGGTCAGGATCAGTAGTAAACGAACCTTCTTTCTCTCTAAGAGAAAGGGGTAAGGAGACTCTGATCCGAGCAGCGGTTCCTTTACGACTCACCAGCAATCAATTTGGTGATGAGCGCATCGGAGCTGGCCGCGAACTGGGTCTTAAACCCAGTATACACAGCAAGTTGCTCGGCAGCCGTATATCCGACTGGAGGAACATCAAAGACGATGTAACAAGACATCGACACTTTGACATTCTCCGCCGGAATAAACGGATCTGCCGTCAGCTTCGAGTGGTTGATCCTGAGCAGATGCCTTAAACGC